TAAATTACCTAGGGTTTAGTTGGCCACGTAGCGTTTTCACATTTTTCAACAGTGTCTTTACCCTCAGGCAGGTCTCTTAACTCCTGTCTGTATGTTCTCATGTCATCTGACATAGTAACATCAGATAAAGCATAGAAGTCAGTTTCAGCTAAAAGTTGATTTCTTCTAGCTCTAAGACTAGCTTGTGCTCTTGCTAAAGCACCATCTGCCCACGCTTGTTCTTCAGCATCTCTAGCAGCCTCTTCTGCAGCCGTAAACTGTACTCTCTCACCATTTATGTTATGATATCTTGGCATAGTTTTCTCCTTTGTTTTTGTTTATCATGATTAATTAATTCCGTAAAGGCAAATATCTCCAGCGTCTATGTTGCCAGATGACATTTTAAATTGAAATCTTGTAATTGCAGTGGTTGTATTAAAATATCCAGCAGTATAAACATTAAAAGTAAAATTTGCATCTTGTGAATGTTGTATATTACTTATAAAATGTTTTACAAACACAGAAGAACTAGGGTTAAAAACATGGCAAAATCCAGATAAACTTTGATCGTTGTCGTTTCCAATAGTATTACTTAATTTATGAAAACTTGTTCCTTGTGCTTGGTCATTTCCTGTATTATATGCTAATTGTGCGTCTGAATCTCCCTCGTCATGTCGTGCTTGAAAATGTGTTGATGTAATTGTCTGATTGTAATTTGTATTTGTTCCTGTGTCACTTTGAAAAGTAAAAAATGCACCATCTGTTGCTGGGTGTATATTTTTAAATGTAAATAAATATTCTTTATATGTACTATCTATCCCAGAGGTAAAATCTACTGTAGCTGAACTTGAGGCTGTTGATTTAGATATAAAAGTTATAGAACCACTACTAAGACTACCAAATGCAGTTACTGATCTGACTCCTCTATTATTTAGTTTAACTATGCTCATTAGCTATCCTTTATTCCATATAGTTTTATTGTACCAGCATCTATATTTCCTGAACTCATTTTAAACTGAATAGCATTAACAGCACTTGTAGTATTAATATATCCAGCTTGTCGTCTTTGATTTGATCTATCATCTGCCATATATTCATTAAATGTATTAACAAAATGCTTAACAAAAGTGGTATTACTAGGGTCGAATAAATGTAAAAATCCTGAACCACTTTGATCGTTGTCATTTCCAATTGTATCTGCAATTGTTAAAAAACTTGTTGTATTTGAACTACCATCAAATGTTGTAGAATATCCAAGTGATTGGTCACTACCATTTTCAAGATGAAAAGCAAAGAAAGAAGTTTGAGTTGTTGCTACTCCATACGAAGAACCACCATTTATGCTACTTTGAAATGTAAATCGAACATCATCAGAGGCTGGGTGAATATTAATAAATTTAAAAACATAAATAGGATATGTGCTATCCAAGACTACGTCTGAACTACCATCTACAAAAGATATTGTTGAATCAGAACTAGCCGTTATGGTTTTAATTAATGTCATTGCACCAGCAGGGAAACCAGCAGCGCTTGTTACACTACTTAAACTATTATTGTTATATTTAACTAACGCCATATAATTTTATTGTCCCTGAATCTATATTGCCACTTTCCATTTTAAATTGAATAGCATCTATAGCCGATGTTGTATTAAAATATCCAGCATAATAAGAATTAAACTCATAATCTTCTGCATAATAACTACTGCCTACACCTATAAAATGTTTTACGAAAGTTGTATTAGATGGGTCAAACAAATGTAAATAACCAGAAGCATTTTCATCATTTCCGTTACCAATATTTCTTAATAATCTTTGAAATCCAGTTCCTTGTGCAATATCATCAGCTGTTCTATATGATAATTGTGTAGCTGAATCTGCTTCATCATGTTGTGCTTCAAAAAATGTTGTAGTTTTAGTTAGATTATAGTTTGAGCCAGAATCACTTGAACCATTAAATACAAAGAATTGGTCATTTGTTGCTGGGTGTATGTTGATAAATTTAAAAATATACTCTTTATAAGTAGAATCTATACCACTAGTAAAACTAATAGTAGAACTAGAACTAGCAGTCTGTGTAGAGATAAGATTTAATGATCCACCACCAACCCCACTGGGTAGGCTCGTGATTGCTGACATGGAGTTGTTATTGCACACATTAATTGACATTTGGTGCTCCTAGCTTACTTTTCTTCCATACAAAGAAATTTTTCCTGATACAATATTTCCTGAAGTAAATGAAAATTGAATATTATTTATTGCAGTTGTAGTTTTTGCTGCTACACCAACTTCATTAGTTGCAATTTCTCCATTACTAGTCATGTGAACAGTATGTGCTTGTCCTATTGTAAAACAATCAGTAGTTCCACTTTGTTTTAATGGGTCATAAATATCAAAAAATCCACTAAAATTTTTTTCGTTAGATGCGTTTCCAGTGGTATAACCACCCATTAAACTTGCTGCCGCATTATCCTGTTGTTGTGAGTTGGCATCATCACCTGAATCTCTTCTTGACACTCTAACAACTCTGTAATTAAAATCAGTATAAGAAGATCCATTATCTGTTGACATTTTTACTTGAAAAAAAGTAGCATCAGAGGAACATTTTAAGCCTGAAAAAACTACTTTGTAATCTAAATATGTTGTTGTTAGATAAGTGCTACTAAAAGCAATAGTTGATGAACTACTCGCTGTTGTCGTAAGTAAATGTTCAAAAGCACCACCACCTTTAATTAAACTATAATCAATTCTTTTTAGTGTTCCTGCATCTGATACTAAAAATTCGTCTGTATCATCAGGAGCACTTGTTAATGCAGTGGTCCCTGAAATAATATCGTTATTTAATTTAGCTGCTGTTACTGCATTAGCTTGTATACTTGCAGTTTTTACCGTGTCGTCAGAGGGCTGGCCGATGTCCAGTACATTACCTAATATTTGAACAAAGTCGATAACGTCCCCTGTCGCCAGATTCGAGGCGAAGGTCATGGTGGACCCTGATACAGTAAAGGATGATCCTGGTTTTTGTAGGATACCATTTAAACTGACCAGCATGTGGTTGGCAGATTCTGGCGTAACATTTACACCTCCTACTTGTAGGGTGTAAGCTGCCTGTCCGTTTACGACTGATATCGCATCGCAAACTTGAAAATTTCCAACGGTTGGGGTTGCTCCTATGTAGGCCATGATTCTCCTTTTTGTTTATCTACCATATTAAGTGATTCCATACAAGGTTATTGTTCCAGCATCTATATTACCACTAGACATTTTAAATTGTATTCTTGTAATTGCTGACGTAGTGTTAAAATATCCAGCCATATACTGATTGTTATTAAACACACTTTCTTGATAAACATTTGAGATACCAATAAAATGTTTCACAAAAGTAGTTTGTGATGGATTAAACAAATGCAAAGTACCGGAACCACACATATCGTTATCATCTCCCATATTTGTTGCTAAAGGTTGAATACTAGTTCCTTGTGCTAAATCAAACTCTGCATCATAACCTAGAGCTGTTGTATTATCAGCTTCGTTATGTGCGGCTCTAAAAAATGAAGATGTGATCGTTTGATTATAATTAGTATTAGTTCCTGTGTCTCCTTGAAAACCAAAATTTGATCCAGCAGTCGCTGCATGTATATTATTAAAAACAAATAAATATTCTTTATATGTGCTATCAATTCCAGATGTAAAATCAATTGTAGATGAAGATGATGCAGTTGCTTTTGAAATAAAAGTCATAGCACCACCTGCAGATCCTGTCTCGAATCCATCAGCACTGCTATTAAATTTTAACGCTTTATTAGCAGCAGGTGTAACATTTATACTATTAAATTTTAATTTATTAAGAGCCATTAACTATCCTTTATTCCATATAGTTTGATTGTACCAGAGTCTATGTTGTGCTAGATGGATTAAATAAAAATAATTCACCAGATAAAGATTCATCATCACCATTTCCCTGTCCACTAGACAAAAATGCAAAATTAGTAGATTGTGCTAAATCTAAAGAAGTTTGATAATCTAAACTAGCAGCACTATCATCTTCTTTGTGATATGCTCTAAAAGCAGTGTCTGTTTTTGTAACATTATAATTACTACCAGTGTCTGCACTTAAATTAAATTTAAAATCATAATCGTTTGAGGCTGGATGTATATTAATAAATTTAAACATATAAACTGGATATGTGTTATCCAACACCACATCTGAACTCCCATCTACAAAAGATAAGGTTGCACTACTACTAGCAGTTAGAGTTTTAATTAATACCATTGATGTGCTATCGATTGTAGAAAAACCATTAGCACTGGCATTAAACCCAAGTCCCTTACTTGCAGCTGATGTTACATCAAAACTATTAAAATTAAATTTTGTAAGTGCCATTATGTAACTCCATACATTTTTATTGTTCCTGAGTCTATGTTACCTGTAGACATTTTAAACTGAAATCTTGTTATAGCAGTAGTAGTATTAAAATATCCACCAACAAAATCATTATATGTTGCTGCTTCTCT